TGTAGGCGTCAATCTTTTCGGCAAGGTTGGTCGCGACGTTCTTGATTGCTTCCGACTCGCGGGCATCGCCGATGTCACGAATCTTGACGAAGTCGCCCCAGCCCATGCTCGAGCCGAAGACCTGATTGACCTTGAACTGCTCCGAACCGAAGACGCTGTCTTGGGTGCCGGACGAGGTGTAGTCAGCCACACCCGAGGTCGTCTGCGAGACGGCGTAGCGGGGACCGACCTGTTCAACAACAGTCAGGCCGTTGCGGTCGTTCATCTCGCTGTCATACTTGCGCCAAGTCACTACGTCCTTAGCGATGAGGTTGTTCTGGAAAGTCGCGGCAAAGGCATTCATTACAAGCTTGGCCTGATCGACAGTGACAGTCATATCTTAATTTCCTTTATTTGCGCCGGCCGTACATCTTACGGGTAAAGGCGTCTAGGTCGTCTGTGTCGTCCGCAATTTCTGCCGAGACGGACGTGCCTCTGTTGAGGCGTTCCGGCGGCTGAGGTGCGGAGGTTACTTTCAGCTTCTTTTCCTTCTTCTCGCCTTCAAACGTCTTATATCTCTCGGAGATCGCTCCAAGCGCGAGGGTTGCCTTCAAGGCACCAGACTGTACGACATTCTTAGCAAGGTCGAGGTTGTTAGCTAGGTGGTAGAGGACATCAACCCCGTTATCCATCTGCATGATGGTGGACGCAAGATAGTCTGCGTACTGGGGGTCGAGGTCTGCGAACGTGTCAGCCAGACCGAGGTTCTTCTCGATTAGGTCGGGGTACCGTTCAGTCGCTGCTTCAAGCTTCCCGTTCCATTCCGTCTCTACGGCAATCCGGGTCTGCTCTTTCTTCGCTTCTTCTTCCTGACGCTTCAGACTTTCTCGGAATTCATTCTCGAGGCTCTTAAACGTGTGAGCCTGCAAATCCTTGATAAACTTAGGATCGAATTCTCCGAGGGGATACTTCGGGTTCCCTCCGTCATCCAAATCGTCTGGGGTTGGTTCGTCTACCGCCGGCGCAGCCTTGGGGACGGGAGGGGCTTCCTTCGGGGCCTTCAACGCCTCGAGTTCTGCCTTAAGCCTTGCGGCTTCTTCTCTCGCCTCACGGCGTTCACGCGCCAGCTCGTTGATTCTTTCCTGAGCCGAGTTCTTCTTCTTAGGCTTTTCGACTACCTCTTCGGGTTCGTCTTCCTCAGGCTCAGTCTCGAGGGGATCATCCTCAAGAACCTCCTCTTCGACTTCTTCGTCTGGCGGCGTGGCCTCGTCGCCTGCCTCTACCTTCTCGACTGCATGGCCGTGCAGAAGAGCGTTAAAGGCGTCAAGATCGTCGGTGTCGGGGGTAACTTCTACTGTCATTAGGTTTGCGGTCCTTGTACCGATGCCGGATTAGTTTGCGACTTGTCTTGGGCAGGTCCGGACTTCTGCTCAAGGGTCGAGAGTTTTACTGAGTGGTCGAGGATCGCCTTCATGGCGTCCTGTTCCATCTTATTCCCGTCTACCTCGTTGTCCGACAAAGCCTTCAGTCTGGCAGTCTCGGCGTTATATGCGTCGATGATCAGCTTCTTCTGTTCATACTCTCTGTCAGCCTTCATCTGCTGATTTTCTTGAATGAGAGTCTGGACTTCCATCTGCATCTGTTGCATCTGTTGAGGGTCGATGGGTGGTGCGCCGCCTTCAGCCTGATCAAGATACTGGGGAGGAATCGTCTTCTGTAGACGTTCTGCCAGCTTGTCGGCTCCCGGCCAATCCTGCGCCTTCGCGATGATGTCGCCTGCAACCTGAATAAGCTGAGGCCAAACCTGAATGGCTTCCATCATTGCCTGTGCCGCCTCGACACGTCTCGTCGTGTAGGACGAGCCAGTCGTAAGCGCGACGTCATACTTGCCGACAGAAAGGTCGGGAGAGGTTGGATCGTCGGGATCGTTTACGCGTGCAAATTTTACAGCCTCGTCTTCACCGATAATACGGACGGTTCTTGTGCCGTCATACACCTGCGAGATGAGCTGATTGATGACGTCGCCAGCCTCAAGGATAGAGGCGTTGCCGTTGTCATAGTACGTCAGCGACGCGACGTCGCCTTCCCGCTGGCGTGCTTGGATAGCCCGGCCGGACGTCTCGTTAGACTTGATGCCAAGCGAGGCGTCATGGATGCCGGTGACATCCTTCATATCCTGTGCGTTGACGTTGGCTTCATTCAGCAACGCCATCTGAGGTGCGGGAGGATCGAGTCGTTGGGGCGGGACGGCTGCGTCGTCGTTATAGACGAGGAGGGGATCACGCGAGAGGTGAGCCTTCCTGAACTGGTCTTCCCGGCCTTCGAATGCCGAGGCGGGACCAAACCATTGTGCCTTCGGCGCATATCCGAGCTGTTCAGCCGCGACCGACCGCCAGAAGTTCTTAAGCCGGACGGCATCCTTCATGAAGCGGACGAGGCCGAAACGGACTCGCCGGCCTGCCACGTTGACTACCCGACCCGTCATACGAATGATGGGGACGCGGGTGAGCTGATACTCGTAGGGCCCAGAGAGGATGGAGAAACCCGTCACGAGATGCATCTGGGCATACGTACAGGGAGCCATTCTCGTCTTGACGGGGTTGCCGTGCTTTTCGGAAAGGTCAGCCAGCGTGTGGTCTTTGTCGAGGAAACGGATGGAGCCGTCTTCAAACAGACAGAGGAGGCGGTCTCTCTCGATCATCCGCCAATACTCCGTCACTCGGACGCCTTCGTCTGACAACCAACCGCCCGTGTACAGCGTGTTACGGTACTGGGTAGAGAGCGTGGAGGGCGAATCCTTCGGCCACTTCTTCTCGAATTCCTTCTCAGGAAGACGGTCGTCTACAAAGACATGACGGGCATCTTTTCCTGTCGGGTCGATAGAAAATCGGTCCCAGACAGTCGAGAGGGCGTCGTCAATCGGTTCGACGAAAATGTCTTGGTCGAAGACGTCATTCCGGGCGTACTTGACGGCAATCCGGAAGGCTCCGTCGCCACACTGGACGGCAGACTCGAAGGCGTTGTTATACACCCGGTCTGCCCGCGAGGCGGTCTGAATCGAACGGATTAGGTCTTCCCGGACAGAGGCGGTATCTTTGTCGCCATCCTCCTGCGGAACGACTTTGATGCCATTCTTGTTCTGTCGCCAGTCGCCTACCAGCTGGGCTGTAAACTGAGGGACGGAGTTAATGACAAGACAGGGGAGGCCTTTCCGGTGCTGTAGGACGATGGGGTCCCACTGTTCACCGGCGGCAAACTTCTTGTCATCGATGGCGGATTCACGGTTAAGACGATCAAAGTCCAAGTCCTTCTGGTACTCGTCACACATGTCTTCCAAGAACTTTTCGACGGACGTAAAGCCTTCAGGGATGTAATCCTTCTCGACGTCGTCGGTATAATCGACAACCTCGACTGGCCGTGCCTCGTCCTTCCTTGCCTTTTTCTTTCGGGGAAGCTTCTTGGCTTCTTCCGTCATTACGACGTCAGTCGTGTCGTCAATCATCCAGCCATCCAAAAGTTGGGAGATTCTTCATAGTCGGGTTGCCATTCCTTGGGAGGGGAGACTGCCCCCCTTCCGGTGTTGGGGACGCGTCTGATTGAAGTGATTTTTTCGAAGATGGAGTGCAAACCCCAGACCAAGGCGTCTACCCTGTCAGGCGAGCCGGTGTTGCTATCGCGGATGTTGTCGACAGAAAAAAGACACATCTGGTCTTCCAGCTTGTCGAACACTCCGACGTGGTGGACTCTGTTCTGTTCGTACAAAGCCGAGATAGGCTCTGCCCGGACGTACTTGCCACGACTAGCGTGGACAAGAGTGACAGGGGCAGAACGGTCGACGGAGCGAATGACGGAAGAAACCATCTCGCCGCCGTTATTCTTTTCAGCCACAATCCTGTCTGCATTCAACTCTCGGTAAAGAGAGACGGCAGCCCTAGCCCATTCCTCGGGGGTTCCTCTGAGCGACCTGTCAGCAAGGACGTATCCACGGGCGTATCCTTCCTTGTCTCGCGCGAGGCCGACGGCCACAATCCCCGTCTCGTCGCTTCCCTC